GCATCACCCCGGCTGATGGCGAATGGAGCCTGCGCCCCGGCAAGCTCTGGCGCGCTGAGCCGACATCAGATGTGGCTGACGTGCGCGGAGCCTTCCACGGCTTCGTGGTGCCCAGCGTGCAGGCCGAACTGATGAACATCATCAACTTCGCGCTCAAGATGGCCGAGGACACGACCGGGATGCCAGCCATGATGCAGGGTATCCGGGGTGATGCGCCCAACACCCTGGGCGGGATGCAGATGCAGAACAACAACGCCACGAGCGTGCTGCGCCGCCTTGCCAAGAGATTCGATGACTACATGACGCGCCCGCACATCCAGCGGTACTTCGACTGGATGATGGCCTACAGCGACGACGAGAGCATCAAGGGCGATTTCAAAATTGAGGTGCGCGCATCGTCTGCCCTGGTGGAGCGTGATGCGCAGCAACAGTTCCTCATGACGCTCCTGCAAGTCGCAGCCAATCCGGTCTATGAGTTGGACGCGGCCAAGCTGGCGGCAGAGCTGTGCAAGGGCCAGCGACTGGACCCCAAGAACTTCCAACTTGACGACGAGAAGAAGGCTCAGCAGGCGCAGCAAGCGCAACAGATGCAGTTGCCCGCTGACCCGACGATTGACGCCAAGGTGCAACTGCTGCTGTCTCAAGCCCGCAAGGCCGACGCCGATGCGACCGCACGCAGCATGGAGACGCTGTACAGCGGCGTCCAGACCGCCCAGGTCATTGCGCAGACCCCGCAAACCGCAGCACTGGCCGATGGCCTGGCCAAGTCTGCCGGCTTCGTGGATCGCAACGCTGGCCCCATCTATCCAGAGCTGGACCAGCCGCTGCCAAGTGTGGACATGCCGGAGAACACCAACCCGATGACGCCAGCCAACCCGGCAGGCCCAGCGGTGGGAATGATGGACGGCATCGAGACGCAAGAGGCCGATGGCGTGGTCTGACCCTGTATAGGGTTTGATCGCGCAGCACCGCATCAGGACACTGAGACACATGGAAAAAGGGCTTGATTTTCACTCGCCAACCTGGCGTGCCATTGAGCGTTTCGCTCAGTCGCAAATCGCCGTGCTGCGTGAGCGCAATGACAGCCCGACTCTGGATGCGATTCGCACAGCAGAGCTGCGTGGACGCATTCAGGCATTCAAGGAACTGCTGGCTCTGGACAAACCAGACCCGGCGATAACGCCTGACGTTGGGTACTGACCCGGCCTCAGAGAATCTACGGAGAGTGCATGAGCGACAAGCAAGAGCAAGCGGTTTTTGAGGCAGCTTTCGCAGGCGATGACACCCCCGCTGACACCGTTGAGGTGGCGGCCGAGGTTGAGCAAGCCGGCGACGCAGATCAGCCCGTCGATCAAGACCCTGATACGACCCCAGAGTCTGGCGCAGCACCCCAGGGTGAAGCGCAGCCCGAGGCGGAAGATCCGGTGCTCTTGGACGGCCTGAAACGCAGCGAGCTTCGCCGCCTGCTGGGCAATGCCGCCGATGTGGACAGCCTTCGTCGCCAGTTGGACAAGGCGCACGGTCACATCGGTGATCTGAACCGCAAGGTGCAGCAGGTCTTTACGGCAAAGCCCCCGGATGATCTGCCCCCCGAACTCAAGCAGTTCGAGAACGATTACCCAGAGTTTGCTCAGTACGCCCGCGCACTCTCAGGTGGCGCACGCATCGCGCCCCATTCAGAGCAGCCTCAACAGCAGGCCGCAGCACCCCAGGCGCAACACGAACCTGATCCGGTGCCGCAGCCCTCGCAAGCGCAGCAAGCGCAGAGCGAACAGCAGGGCTTCGACCCTCTGGTGCTGGAGATGGCCGTGCTCGACCGCATCCATGACGGATGGCGCAACACGGTTCAGTCGCAGGACTTCGGTCTGTGGCTGAGTGCCCAGGGTCAAGACAAACAGCAAGCCTACGAGTCGGCAACTACTGCCGGCGAAATCTCGGGGCTGCTGAGTGAATTCGACCAGTGGACCGAGGCGCGCAATTCCGTCACCGAGCGCGCGGCCAAAGGCCAGCAACGTCTGCAGCGGGCAGTCACGCCCAGCGGTGGCGTTCAGCGGCCATCAGCCGCGCTGTCTGAGCAAGAGATTTTCGAGGCCGCATTCCGGTCCTGACCCAACTTTCTAGGAGGCCATCATGGCTAATTTCACCAGCGGCTCCCCCGCAGCACGCATCGCCAAGCTCAAGGGCGAAATCCTCAAGCACGCCGTTCCAGCCGAGGTTCTGGGCATCACTGGCCAACAACGCGCCATGCCCAAGAACCAAAGCAAGACCATCGTGCACCGCCGCTACCTGCCATACGGTGCAGCCGCGACCAACTTCAACACCATCAACCGCCCGGTTGCCACTGCTGCCGGTCACGAGTTGACTGAGGGCGTCACCCCGACCGCCGACAGCCTGACCCCTCAAGACATCACGGTCACGCTCAAGCAGTACGGCTGCCTGTACGAGTTGACCGACGTGGTGGCCGACACCTACGAGGATGACGTGCCTGCCGAGATGAAGAAGCATTGCGGCGAGCGTATCGCCCTGGTGCGTGAAATGGTGCGCTACGGTGTGCTCAAGGCTTGCACCAACGTGTTCTATGCCGGTGGCGGATCTACCCGCGTCTCGGTGAACACCAAGATCACCTTGAACCTGCTGCGCAAGATCAGCCGCAACCTGCAGGCCAACCACGCCAAGCGCATCACCGGCATTCTGGATGCATCGCCCAACGTCGCCACCACGCCGGTTGATGCCGCCTATCTGGTGTTCGTGCACACGGACGCTGAAGCGGACATTCGCGACCTGGCTGGCTTCAAGCACGTCAGCGAGTACGGTAGCCGCAAGGTGGTGAGCCCTTACGAAATCGGCTCGGTCGAGAACTTCCGCTTCATCACCTCGCCTGAGTTGGCCCCGTATGCCGCTGCTGGCGCGCTGATCGGTGCCACCGGCATGACCGGCACGACGAACATCGACGTGTACCCGTTCATCATGGTTGGTGAAGACGCATGGGGCCAACTGGCTCTGCGCGGCATGGATGTCATCGACCCGACCTACATCCCGCCTGGCCAGAAGGACAAGTCTGATCCACTGGGTCAGCGCGGCTATGTCGGTGCCAAGTTCTACATGGCCTGCACCATGCTGAACGAGGGCTGGATGGCCGTGGCTGAAGCTGGCGTAACCGCCCTGTAATGGGCCTGAGTGGGTGAGCCTGTGATGGGCTCACCCACTGTTCAATCAAAAGGAAGCACATGGCACGCAGACCCGCAGTTGACGCGACGAACGAATACCTGGGCCAGTCCCACACGATGGAGTTTGGCGTTGTGCCCGAGTTCTCGTCTGAGGACATCGAAAGCCCCGTGACGCTGGAAGACGCTGAACTGGAAGCCTTCATGAACGAGCCCGTCATGGTCACGGTCATGAGTGGCGGCAAGGACAACGAAGCCCCATACGTTCAGGTGTCCGTCAATGGCGTGATCCAGATGTTCAAGCGTGACACCCCCATTGTGGTCAAGCGCAAGTACGTCGAGCGACTGGCACGCGCCAAGGAAACCGGCTATGACCAGCAAGTCGATGACCGCCTGGGCGAGCGCATGAACAGCCTGCAGTCTCGCAACTCGCTGCGCTACCCGTTCACGGTCAACCGCGACGACAACCCGCGCGGCTCGGCATGGCTGCGCGCCATCCTGGCATCCTGAGCGATTGAGGGCCTGTCATGACGCTGGAAGAAATGATCCTGCTCTACCGTGCGCAGGCCGACGACAAGGCAGAGCCCTATCTGGCTGATGATGAACTGCTGATGCTCTATGCCAACGAGGGGCAGACTGAAGCATGTCGGCGCGCCGAGTTGCTGCGTGACTCTGCTTCACCGATGTGCGTTCTGGCTGCTGCGCCAGGTGATGAGGTCATCGCTGTGGATGCGCGGATCGTTCGCATTCTGCGGGCCAAGGTCAACGGTCGTGATGTCGGCATTGTCTCGGGTGAGCACATGGACGCCATGGCACCCAACTGGCAAGACGATGGCGCGACTGGCGCACCCACACACCTGATCGAGGGCGTGAGCACGGGCAAGCTGCACTTGTGGCCACGTCCTGATGCGCCCTGCACGGTGCGCCTGACTGTTCAGCGCTTGCCGCTCAAGTCGATGATGTCTGACGCCGACAAGCCGGAGATTCGGCCTGAACTGCACGCCGCTCTGGTTGACTGGATGGTGCATCGCGTGCTCGGTCAGCAAGACGGCGAGTTGTACAGCCCCGGCAAGTCGTCACTGCACCTGACCCGATTTGAAAGCGAGTTCGGCGCACGTGCAAGCGGTCGCAACGAAGCATGGGTGCGCAACGGCCTGAGCGTCATGGCCCAGCCCATCGCCTGAAACGCGCGCCCTGTATAGGGTTCGACTCCAAGCCCGCCTGTAGCAAAACTGGCTGCACGGCGGGCTTTTTTGCGTCCGCAGATTGCACGACACACAGGAGCCGACCATGGCTAACATGCTTTACACCAAGGCCAAAGAAAAGATCCTGCAGGGGCAGATCAACCTGCTGACCGATGACATTCGCGTGGCCATCGTGTCAAACGCCTATATCCAGAGCATGACCACCGATGAGTTCCTATCGTCCGTCAACGCTCACATCCTTGGCACGCCGATGGCGCTCACGACTCGCTCCATCGCAGGCGGGGCATTAGATGGCGATGACCTCAACTTCACGGGCATCGCATCTGGGGCCACGACCGAGGGGGTTGTGATCTACAAGCACACCGGCGATCCGGCCACGTCACCACTGGTGTTCTACGCGGATCAGGTGCAGGGCTTCCCGATGCTGACATCTGGCGCGGTCATTGAAGTGCGCTGGGACGACGGCGCATACAAGATTTTCAGCTTGTAAGGGGATCGAATCATGTCCGTACCAGTTACCGCAACATATTCTGTGGCCGCGCTTGTTGCGGCGCACACATCATTTCGAGATTTGATCGACTCTGGCACTGCTGCCGGTTTTGTGAGGTTCCGCAACTCGGCGGATGTGCTGTTGGCTCAGGTGCCACTGTCTGACCCGTGTGGGGCGGTGAACGGCGGGACGGGCCAACTCACGATCAGCATTGCCGGTCCTGACGCGAGCGCCGATGCTGACGGTACGTGCGCGTATTGTGAGTTTTGCGACTCTGACGGTGATGTGCATCTGGCTCTCCCAGCGCAGGCTGGCACTGTTCCCGTGTCAGGGAAGGTGGTCATGAACACGCTGGCGATTGTGGCTGGTGGCCCTGTGGCAATGCTGTCTGCGACTGTGGGGTAAGCCATGGCGACGACTGTTGCATACCCTGGTGTCGGCGGTCACAGTGCGCTCACATCGACTGCGGGCGCGCTGCTGGCCGTGCTGGACGCTGTGCTGGTGACGGGGCAGGGTTGGACCAAGCCTTTTTCATCCGGCAACGTCGCGGTCTACAAGCAGCCAGCCGGATCGAATGGGTTCTATCTGCGGGTTGATGACTCTGGCACCAACTTCGCGCGGGCCTGTCTATACGAAACCATGTCGGATGTGGACACCGGCACGGGGCAGACGCCAACGAGCGTACAACTCAACGGTGGCTACTACATACATAAAAAAACCCCCGGTGACTGGATCGCGTTTGCGCACGGCGGTAATTTCCACATCTTCACGTCTTATGACTCGGTGAGGAAGTATTGGTTTCGCGTGACTGACTTGATCAGCAACAAACCTGCAGACGCCTACGCGACGTACATCAATGGCCAGTGGGTTGACTCGTCGAGCATTACGGGAGTCGAGCTTACTCTGTCGTACTCAGCGACGGCGCTGTCAGGCGGGTATGTCGTCCGCAGCAGCAATGGTGCGGGGGGGAGTGTCAATGTAGCGCAGCTCGGGACTCACTCTGGAACGGAGCTTAACTACTTGGGTCCGGTATATCCAGATCCCGTTTCCGGGAAACTCCGCGTTGCTCGGCTACGGGTTACAGACCCGTCCACGGCAAGCCCGCGCGGATACCTACCTGGCATTCTGCTGGAAGAGCACTCGTCAGCGGTGTATGCCGACAGGTCCACCCTCGATGGAACGGGGCATCTTGCTGGGAGGACGTTCATGGCTGTGTCGTTCGGGCTCTCCGCCGCCAAACAGGTGTTGATCGAAACATCTGACAACTGGGGGCCGCTCTAATGGCACACCTCGGCGCGATTGACATGATCATCGACGGCGCGGAGGATCTCGCAATCGCCGCTCATTGGTGGGGCGCAGACCCACGCGACACTTCCGTGCCGATGAACCGTGTGTTCTCTGGCGTGGCATCAGACGGGCCTGCGCCTGTGGCTGGTGCGGTGGTGACTCTCTTTCACCGCAAGTCAAAGCTGGTGATTGACCAGACCAAGGCCGATGCGGCTGGCGCGTTCGCGTTCGTCAACCTGCCGCCCGCACCGTGGAGCGACTATTTCGCGATTGCGATGTGGGAGAACAATTCGGGCGTCAACTCGCTGATCATCGACCGGATTCAGCCAGTATTGCCATGAGCTACACCCCGCCTGCCGGTGACGCGCTGATCTTCGATTTCTCAACGGTGAGCGGCTACACGCCGCCTGTCGGGGATGCGCTGATCTTTGCATTTGGGGATGAGTTCGGCTCGGCTCCATACGCACGCGCAAAAGCGGATTCGCCGTTTGGGTCGGTGCTGGTTGTTGCTGCTGGGGCTGTTGTTGGTAGCGTGGCGTCACCGACAATGATCGGGTTGCCGCGAGCTGCAGCAATGGCACCAGTCGTTGCGCATGCAAGTGCCGCTGGCGCGTTGGGTGGTGCAACAGTCGTGGCTGGCGTGCAGATCAACACGCTGGCGTCATCATCCTCCCCAATTGGGGCTCCAAAGTCTGTCGCGAACGTCGCAATCGTCGCGGTGTCTTCGACGCCTGGAATGATAGGAGCTGGGGCGGCACGCGGGGCGGTCGGCATTCGCGCCATGGCAGCCGATAGCTCGGTCATTCAGTCGCCGTTGTCGATGGCTGAAAACCCCGTCGTCCATGTGGATGGCGTCAGTGCGGCGCGATACGGATCAATAAGCGCGACGGTCGGCGTGACCCCCAATAGCGTGGCCGTGATTCGGTACGGTTATGTGATTGCCGCATACGACGTGGCGGTCGCGGTTGATCCCACGGAGCCGTCATCGCGAGGCGGGGTGCCTGTAGCGTGGAATCTGGTGACACAGATTGTCGGGACAGTGAACACCGCCTACGGATCGTGCACAACCATGTATGGGCACCCGAGTGCCGGGCATCCCCAGCTTGCAGACGTTCCAGATGCGCTACTGACAGGCTACGGATCGCCATCTGTTGCGGTGCGTGCATCGCCATCCGGCGCGTATGGGCTCATGCACGGGCAGCCGTCAGCCGTTGCGGCAATCACCGTTGCCGGGGCGCGCGGAACAATGTACGGGCACCCCGCAAACATCATCGGCCATATCGTAGCTGGCGCGCGCAACACGAAGTACGGCAAGGTGACGGCGATTCGGCCCAGATCGCACATGGTTTACAGCCTCAACAACGGGCGGAGGGCGGGCGTGCCACGCGCTGCGGAGATTGCATGAAATTCACGAACTTCACGGGCATCAACAACGTCCAGCCGTCCGAGCGCCTGGGTGAGAGCGATCTGGCCCACGCCGTCAACGTCGATGTGGGCCTGTCCGGTGAGGTGTCCAGGCGGCAGGGCTACACCACACTCGATGCGATCACCCCGGTGGACTGGCTACATGAGCGCAAGGACTGCACGCTGGTGGTGTCTGGATCGGACCTGATCGCGGTGAGCCTGGATGGTCTGACCAAGGCCACGCTGCTGACCGATGCTGGGCTGGCAGGTCGCCGCGCATGGTTCACGGATCTGCCGGACGGGCGCACTGCGTTCGCCAATGGTGTGATCACCGGCATCACCGATGGCGTGACGGTCACGGGTTGGGGCGTGCCTGTGCCCGCAACGGTCGGCACAGCCACCTCGGTGGCGGGCCAGCTCGACCCTGGCGCTTACCAGTGGCAGATTACCTATGTCCGCACCTCCGATGGCCTGGAGAGCGGGGCTGCATTCAGCTCAGGCCCGGCTAACCTGCCCGATGGCGGGATATTGCTGACGGGCCTGCCCGTGCTGGCTGGGCACCGGATCAATGTCTACCTGACCGGCACCAATGGCGACAAGGCGTTTTACGCGGGCACCACGCTGACGGGATCGTTCAGCTACCTGGGAAAGAGCGATGCGCTCACGCTGCCGTGCCACACGGAGCACCTGGCACCAGCCCCCAATGGCACGATCTGCGCAACCTGGCGTGGCCGCGTCCTGCTGGCAGAGGGCAATGTGCTGCACGCATCGCGCCCACATCAGCCTGAATTGTTCGACCTCAAGCGCGACTTCAAGCAGTTCACCGCACCCATCACCATGATCCAGCCAGTGGACGATGGTATCTGGGTAGGCACAGAGAAGGATCTGGCATTCCTGGCTGGCACGCAGTTCGACGCGCTTACCTTCACGCCGCGCGATGTCGGCCCGGTGGTGCTCGGCTCTGGCGTATCAGCTCCCGGCGAGTACGTGGCCCAGGGGCAAGGCACAGGGCAAGGCGCTGCCATGCTGTGCATTGCGGGTGGCCGGATTGTGTCTGGCTTCAATGGCGGACTGCTGATCAACGTCACGCGCGAGCGATACCAGACCGACGCTGATGAGGTGTGCGCGACCTTCCGCATCAATGGCGGCATTCCTCAGTACGTGGCGATTCCGCGATGAGTGGCCTTGTCAATCAGCATTGGATTGGCATCGATGGCGAGCCCGTTACCGGGAGGGTGCCGCCATCAATTCGCATGATGGCGGGCGTGATGACGCCGGAGATCATGGCCGAGGTGGCGCACAGGTATCACCTTTTCTCACTCTGCAATCAGGCATCCGTCGCCCGGTATTTCGTTACGAACAAAAAGCTGCCAGACGGTAGTCGCATCAGGATTGTCTCCAACAACGGCAATGATGTCGTGATGGTGTGGTCATCCGTGGCCAGCGGCGAAAGCTACGCAAAAGGCGGGTTCATCTGCCGGCCAACCAACAGCGTCAACACGGTCTATGAAATTGGGCAATACCGCTATTGGGGCAAGCCGTACACAGAGGCAAACAAGCCCCTCGGCACACCAATGGGCACCAAGCCATTCTTGGTGATCCAGCCAAAGAAAGGGCAAAACGGAACGCTGCTTGATGAGTACAAGGTGTCGAAGGGTCTTGACGGGGAGAAGTACGGGCAAATTGACTGGCAGGGCGATGATGTCGAGAATGATGTTCTGTCGTGGCCTGCAAGATCGTGGGACAGGTTGACGTTCAACACGGCTGGGCAGCCTCAGTACAAACTCAACCAGTGGGAGGGTGGGGACATCGTTGACTACGAGAAGTCAACGATGATGGTCCATCGGTGCAGAAACCACGGTACAGGCCGCGTCATTTACAGCAAGCTCCGCGTGATCAAAGAGTTTGCCGATGGGGTGGTGGAGGGTGCGTGCTTGTCGGGCGTGTGGGGCGGTCGCACTATTGTTGCTGTTCTGCGGGTGAGTGCTGGCAACGCAGAGCAGCACAGGTTCATCAACGCATCGGATGGCGACGAGTTACTGGGGTCGTACATGGCCCCGGCAAACACAGTTAACCTGCACGGGTGGTACTTCAACAAAGCTGGCACGAAGGCTAGATGCACGTTCGCCAGCAAGACGGATCAGTACGCCGTTGAGGCCACGATCAGCACATCCGGAGTGACGTTCAGTGACATCTCCGGCTCGCGCACATCCAGCAACAAAGACAACTTCTTTCTGCGGGTTACAGCGCCGTGGAACCCGCCGATTAGCAAGTCTGGCGCCACAACGTCAAATGCGTCGTCCACGACAAGCGGAAGCATGGGCGAGACATCGCCTGCGTTCTATGCCGACTACTTCGGTGACGATGGCGTGATTGCCGTTGTTCACCATGATGTGGCCACGCCACCTTCTATTTCGGCCACGTACACCTACACGCCATTTGAGGACGGCGGCGCCACAGAGACCTTCGAGATGGCGCGATCAGCCGGGCGCACTCGGTTCCGCGTCAAATTGATGCGCGATAACGGTGATGCTGCAAAGACGGTTGAATTATCCGCCCCGGACGGCCTTGGCAACCCCGAATCCGTCAGCCAGGTGGTGCAGAAGATTGCAGTAGGTAATGGCAACTATAAATCCGTCACATCGGAATCGAATTCCGCGACGGTTAGCTTGTCAACCGGGCCAGGCACGGCTGGTGCGGTGCTGGACGTTGATGCCAGGACGCTATCAATCCTGCACTGGGGATACCTGATCGAGCTGAGCGCTGGGCGCACCACAAATAGAGAGGTTACGCAGATTCCGTATTCTGCAACTGCTTCAGAGGTGTACTCGGCATCAGCTTCATCCGGGGCGAGCACTGAGCGCGTGATCACATCAACATCAGTTGGCGATGCGTCGTCTGAACTTGACGCCGTGAATATAGGGTCGCCTGCGGTGAACTACACCGGCATTGCGGACGGGTCATCTGGTGCCCCGCCGTATTCAACATACTCGCCAGCAACAGGCGGGAGCAATAGCAACGCGCTCATTGTGGACAGGTACGAACAGACGCTGGCCATGTGGCAATCCATCACAAACAACGGCGGATCAAGCGGCATGATTTACGGGGCGGTCAGAAGCTACAAAACCAAGGTTTGCAGCACATCAACGATATGGGTTGGTGGCTATTACCAGAGCCTTGGTGAGAGTGCCGCCGCCGAGAAGGGGTTCGCTCACATCATCCCCGCTGTCGATGGGTCAACTGACGCAACCATCATTGTGAACACACAAGATCAACCTATTCCGTGGCTCGCAAAGCTGGGGGTAATCTAATGCCAACAATCGTCATGAACACACTCAGCGGCGCAGCCACAGAGTACGAATGGTCGCTCACTTCCATCGGGCCGACGCGGGCCGGGTCTGCTGCTGGGCTGCACGCCCTGGGCGGAAACACCGACGCAGGCCAGATCATCGCGGCATCCATCACCACAGGCAAGAGGATGTGGGGCGACACGATCAAGAAGTTCGTGGCCTACATCTACTTCGCCATGACCGCAACGGGCTTGGGGCGTGCGCGTGTCGAGACGCGCGCTCAGACTTACGCCTATGAGTTCCCGGTGCAGGCCGGCGGGGTCAGCCGCGCCGCGACAGGGCGAGGCATCCGAGAGAACTACCTGGCCTTTGGGTACGACAACGTGGCCGGCGCGGACTTCCGAATTGACGCTATCGAGCCCAAGACCGCAACATCCAGCACCCGGAGAATCTGAGCATGGCCACCGCAGCGCAACAAGTCGATTCGGCATTCAATCAGGCGAATAACTACGCCAACTCGCATTCAGGGCAGGTCGCGTCATTCCTGTCATCCCTGAACACGTCGATCTATCAGGCGCCCACGCTCTCGCTGACGTGGAGCAGCATCGCGGCACCGTCCTTGCCACCCATGCCGGCTGCACCAGCGATGCCGACCATCAATTTCACCATGCCGAGCGGTCAGCCTGGCGCATTCACGGAGGCGATGCCATCGTTCAGTGTCAGCACATTCACCGAGGACGCCCCCACGCTGAACATCCCGGTCGCGCCGACGTTGAGCTACGGGGCGGCTCCGAGTATCCCAGCCATTGGGGCTGTGTCGGTGCCAGACGCTCCCGAAGTGACCATGCCAGCCCTGCCCACCTACCTCACCCTGACCCCGGTGGCCTTCGGTGGGGTGGATCTGCGCGAGGACTGGCTGGACAAGCTGGAGACGATGCCGGAACTGCAGATCGTGCAGCCAACCCCGTTCAGCTACGCCCTGGGGCCAAAGTACGCATCCGACCTGCTGGCAGACCTCAAGGCCAAGCTGGAGTCTCGCCTGGCCGGAGGCACTGGCCTGGACCCCGCTATCGAGCATGCAATCTGGGACCGTGCACGCAGCCGTGAAACCAGCATCGCCCAGGCGAATGTGGACGAGGTGATGCGCGCTGGCGATGCGCTGGGTTATCAACTGCCATCTGGCGCACTTGCGGCCCAGTTGCGCGCGGCGCAGCAGGACTACTTTGACAAGCTCTCGGGCCTGTCCCGTGATGTGTCCATCAAGCAGGCCGATCTGGAGCAGGCCAACCTCAAGGACACCATCGAGTCAGGCATGCGCATGGAGGGCATGCTGATCGACTACAGCGTCAAGATCGAGCAACTGAGCTTTGACATTGCCCGCGCCTACGCAGACAACGCCATCCAGCTCTACAACGCCAGCATTGACGAGTTCAAGACCTTGCTGGCCGGGTATGAGTCCTACGCCAGCGTGTATAAAACTATCATCGACAGCCAACTGGCCAAGGTCGAAGTCTTCAAGGCGCAGTTGGCCGGCGAGCAGGCCAAGGCCGATGTCAATAAGTCGCTGGTAGAGCAGTACAAGGCCAGCGTCGAAGCAGGCATGGCCCAGGTCGAGATTTACCGCGCCCAAGTCGGTGCGGCCCAGACACTGGTGCAACTGGAGCAAGCCAAGATTGGCGCAGCCGGCGAGCAGATCCGCGCCTATGTCGCCCAGGTCAACGCAGAGACGGCCAAACTGGAAGCCTACAAGACCACGGTGCAAGCCGAGTCCGTCAAGGCCGACATCTACAAGATCAAGGCCGATGTGTTCGCATCGAAGACGGCCGCCGAATCGGAGTACAGCCGCGCCCTGATCAGCCGCTACAGCGCCATCGCCCAGGCCAAGCAAAGCGAGTGGGGCGCGTACCAGGCTAAAGTGCAGGCAGAAAGCGCCCGCATTGAGGCGCTGGGCAAGCAGTCCTCGTCCCTGCTGGACGGCTACCGCGCGGCCACGGCGGCCATCGAGTCGCAAGGTGCACTGCAAGCGCGCGTGTGGGAGAGCCAGATCAAGCAGTACGAGGCGCAGCAGCAGGCTGTCATCGCCACAGCCCGCTTGAACCACGACAGCGTGATCCAGGCGAACAACGCCAAGCTCGACGCGGCCAAGGTGGGGGCCCAGGTCTATGCCCAGCTCACGGCCTCGGCGTACTCGATGATCAACGCATCGGCCAGTGTCTCGGCGGGCGGCTCCACCAGTGTGAGCTACAGCTACGGTGGCGATGTGAGCGGCACGGTTCTGCCGAAGCCCGAGGTCTGACCCCTGTATAGGGTTGGACTGCGCAGGAGCCGCCCCCAAGAATCAGCCACAAGTGATTCAAAGGGGGCTCCATGCGAGGCTTTCAACCGGGCAAGGCGCGTGCTGTGCCCCAGAACTATGCGGACGGCGGC